CTGGTGTACGAGACCAGGAAAAAGCCTGGATTAAACGCCGATGGAACACCGGCGGCGGATATGACCTATGGCGATATGACCAAAGAAGAAATCACAGCCATTCCCACCTATATGCATACGCACATGTTTGCCGTGGATGATTGGACCGTTGACTTCGAGTCCCCTGAATTTTTCTTCAGTAAATTTAGAGAAATGGTGACCAAATTTTTTTCTTCTGGCGATTTGAAGTTCGTTATTCTCGCGATGATTGCAAAATTTCAAAAGAAGGAAGGCGGGGAATTCAGGCACCCAGACTTGACACGCGCCGTGCGTGCGCATCCCGGTACTCAAGAGTTTGTAACAAGGTTGCTTGAAGGCGTTGATACCACTATAAAAAATAACAGTGGGGAAATAAATAAACTTCCCTTGGAAGATTGGATGCCTCAGTATCAGAAACCAGGGGAAGGTGTTCTTCGCCCTCCCGCATTCCATTCTGTTAGCGATATCTATAAGGGCCTGACTATCACGATCAATGATGTCTGGGCAGCCAAAGCCGAGCTGGTTCAGTATGACCGCGTGGGACGCTTTTATACTGGTAAAGTACGTGTCACTTTCTACGACCATTTTGGATTAGATTTACCCGATGTAGGGCCGGACCCCACCAACGGCTCCATAAAAAAATATGGCATGCTCTTAGGGTTCCGAAGCTGGTTTATCCTGCAGCATCTAAAGCAGTTCGGGTATAAACCCTTTATCACCGTTATGGAAATGGACTACCCCATCAAGGGAACGTTATGAATTTCACCTTTGCTTTTTTGGTTGTGAATTACTTGCTCCTTGTCGTAGGACGACTTTATCAATTCGATGAGAATTCCTTTTTTTACATGCATTATTCGACAATGCTCCCACTGATATGGGTGATAAGTCCTATATCTACCCTCGTATTTATATGCAGCCGGCACCGTCTTAAATGGCGTTATGCGGGAGGCAATATTCTACTGCATGTATTCACCGCATTGTGGATTAACTATATCGGTCCCATATCGGCAGCGATGTCATTCGGTTCTCCCACTATAGTGCCCGTCGGTGACAATGAAAATTATGTGGTCTTTAACGCGCCTAAAGGGCAGCAAGCTATAATTGATTTAGTTATGTTGTATTTTAAACAGCATCCTTTCGATAAAAACCAGGAAGAATTCAGTGCTGTTTTCAAGCGAAAAAGTATTGACACCCCCATAAACGGGAAGAGGCCGCTAGCACATTGGTGGAATGAATCCATGACGGGACCGTCGCCAAAATATATTTATACCGGAGACTACGAAATTACTGCGATGACTTACTTTAATAAAAAAAACCATCACTATTTAAAAGAATTAACACGGTTTTGGTTTAACAACGGTTATAGAAAAAGCTGCGCTGAAAATGAAAACAATATCGTGGATATCAAATCAAATGGCAGCCAAGACCCCACCTGTGACTAACCCCCATTAGGCAAAAAACAGCGCGACGCTGAGCACCTCTTTCAGCGCCGCTTTGATATCCGGCAGCGGATCGGTATGCAGGGGGATCGCCTGCTCCGCCTGCCGATGTACCGCCATCCAGCCGTCATCGTTGAATACCGCATAGCTATCAACCGGACAATCAATCAGACTGTCGTCGGCATCCAGCACATAAACCGTCACGCCCAACAAATCCAACTGACGCATCCTTGCCTCTCCTATTGTGTCATCCCTGATACAGCCCCTAAGGGGTGCGCGGTATTGCCGTGTCTTTCACCATACCAGAACTCATTTAGCGGAGATCTGTTCTATGGCGCAAGATTATCATCATGGCGTGCGCGTGGTTGAAATCAACGAAGGCACACGGCCTATTCAGACCGTTTCGACGGCCATTGTCGGCATGGTGTGTACCGCCGATGATGCTGACGCGGCGACCTTTCCCCTCAATAAACCGGTGTTGCTGACCGATGTCGTGACGGCCAGCGGCAAGGCCGGCGAGTCGGGCACGTTGGCCCGTGCGCTGGATGCGATTGGTGATCAGGCTAAACCGGTAACGGTGGTCGTGCGCGTTGCGCAGGGCAACAGCGAAGCGGAAACCACCTCGAATATCATTGGCGGCGTCACCGCCGACGGCAAAAAGACCGGCATGAAAGCCCTGCTTGCCGCTCAGGGACAGCTCGGCGTTAAACCCCGCATTCTCGGCGTGCCCGGCCACGACAATCAGGCGGTGGCCGCCGAACTGGCGAGCGTGGCACAGAGCCTGCGTGCCTTTGCCTACATCAACGCCTACGGCTGCAACACGGTGGAAGAGGCGATCGCCTACCGCGCCAATTTCAGTCAGCGCGAACTGATGTTGATTTGGCCGGACTTCATCGCCTGGGATACGGCTGCCAATGCCGACGCGTCCGCCTGGGCCACTGCGCGCGCGCTGGGACTGCGGGCCAAAATCGACGAGCAAACCGGCTGGCATAAAACCCTGTCTAACGTTGGCGTCAACGGCGTGACCGGCATTTCCGCCGACGTCTTTTGGGACCTGCAAGATCCGGCGACCGATGCGGGCCTGCTGAACCAGAACGACGTCACCACCCTGATCCGCAAAGACGGCTTTCGCTTTTGGGGGTCGCGCACCTGCAGCGACGATCCGCTGTTCGCCTTCGAGTCCTACACCCGCACCGCCCAGGTGCTGGCCGACACGATGGCCGAGGCGCACATGTGGGCCAGCGACAAGCCGCTGACGCCCTCGCTGGCCCGCGACATCATCGAGGGTATCCGCGCCAAGCTGCGCGAAATGACCACTAACGGCTATCTGCTTGGCGGCGACTGCTGGATTGATGAAGCGGCCAACACCAAAGACACGCTGAAAGCCGGCACGCTGACCCTCGACTACGACTATACGCCGGTTCCGCCGCTGGAAAACCTGATGCTGCGCCAGCGCATCACGGACAGCTATCTCATCGACTTCACCAGCCAGGTCAACAGCTAAGGGGCGAACATGGCATTACCACGGGTATTAAAACAGCTGAATCTGTTCAACGACGGCAACAGCTTCATGGGCGTCGTCGAATCCTTCACCCAGCCCAAGCTGACGCGCAAGTTTGAAAAGTGGCGCGGCGGCGGGATGCCGGGCGCGGTCGATATCGACATGGGGCTGGACGACAGCGCGCTGGAAGCCGAATGGCAGATTGCCGGCATTGAACCGCTGATTTACAAGCAGCTCGGCAACACCAAAGCCGACGGCGTGCCGCTGCGTTTCACCTGTTCGGTACAGCGGGACGACACCGCCGAGGTGCAGGCGGTCGAGGTGGTGCTGCGTGGCCGGCACAAGGAAATCGACGGCGGAGAAGCCAAGCTTGGCGAACTGACCAAAACCAAAGTATCGACGACCTGCACCTACTACAAACTGACCGTCAACGGCGAGGTGCTGATTGAGATTGACCTGCTGAACATGATCGAAATCGTCGGCGGTGTGGACCTGATGGAAGCCCACCGTTCCGCCATCGGCCTGTAACGTTCCCCCTTTATTGCGCAGGTTCACCCCTGCGCCCCAACCTAATAGAGACACATCATGCAGAACGACGATAACACCCTGACCACTGAAAAAGTCATTACGCTCGACACCCCGCTAAAACGTGGCGACGTCACCCTCACGGCAATCACGCTCCGCAAACCCACTTCCGGCAGCCTGCGCGGCACCCGCTTGCAGGTGCTGATGGAAATGGACGTCAACGCCCTGATGGTGGTGCTGCCGCGCGTCACTGCCCCGGCGCTGACGCAGGCGGACGTGCTGGAACTGGACCCGGCCGATCTGGTCAGTCTGTCGGTGGAGTTAGTCACTTTTTTGTTGCCGAACTCGGCGCGGTCAGCTTTGCCCCCAGCCTGACGGTCGAGGATTTGGTGGCGGATATCGCCACCGTGTTTCACTGGCCGCCGGCGGTCACCGAGGAGATGTCATTAACCGAGGTACTGAACTGGCGCCACAAAGCCATTATTCGCAGCGGATCTGACGATGAGTGATAACAACCTGCGTTTACAGGTGGTGATGAATGCCGTTGACCGGATCACGCGTCCGCTCCGCACGGCCCGTGACAGTACCCGGTCATTAGCCTCTGATATCAAAAAGACGCAGAGCCAGCTCAAACAGTTAAACGAGGCCGGCACTAAGCTGACCGCGTTCAACACCCTGAAACAGCAGGTTCATCAGACCGGCGACGCGCTGGCGCAGGCCCGGCTCCGCGCCCAGATGATGACGCAGGAAATGGGCAGTCTGGCCTCGCCGACCCAAAAGCAAACCAAAGCGCTGGAAGATCAGTGGCGTGCCGTCAGCCGTCTGGAAAATAAACATCAAACCGCGCAGAACCAGCTGGGACGCCTGCGCGGCGACCTGTACCGCCTCGGCATATCGACGCAGGACGGCGCCCGCGCCACGGCGCGCATCACCGATGAAACCGCACGCTATAACCGCCAGTTGTCGGAGCAGAGCCGGCGCCTGCGGCAGGCCGGTGAACAGCAGCACAAGCTCAATGCGATCCGCGCGCGCCATGCCAGGACGATGGAGACCCGCAATCAGTTAGCCGGCAATGGCGGCGGCCTGATTGCCACCAGTGTCACCACGGCAGCCCCGCTGATGGCGCCGGTCAAAGCGTACGCTGAGGCAGAAGAGGCCGGCACGCAGTTATCCGGCGCCATGATGGGACCGGGGGCGAAAGTCTCCCCCGAGTTCGAAAAAATCAACCAGCTGGCCATCGCGCTGGGCGACAAGCTGCCCGGCACCACGGCGGATTTTCAGAACATGATGACCATGCTGCGCCGCCAGGGTATTTCCGCGCAAACCATCCTGGGCGGCATGGGGGAAGCGACCGCCTACCTGGGCGTACAGCTGAAAATGCCCTCAGAAGAAGCGGCGGAGTTTGCGGCCAAAATGCAGGACGCCACCGGCACGGCGGAAAAAGACATGATGGGCCTGATGGACGTCATACAGAAAGGCTTCTATGCCGGCGTCGACCCCACCAACATGCTGCAGGGCTTCACCAAAATCAGCAGCGCGATGGATATCCTGCATACCAAAGGCTTGGACGGCGCGAAAATGCTGGCGCCGTTCCTGGTCATGGCCGACCAGAAAGGCATGGCGGGCGAATCGGCCGGCAACGCCTATCGCAAAGTGTTTCAGATGGTGATGGACACCAAAAAGGTCGGCAACGTCAACCAGAGCCTGAAAGGCAGCGGCATCAAGTTCGACTTCACCAACGGCAAAGGCGAGTTCGGCGGGGTCGACCAGCTGTATCAACAGCTCGACAAGTTGAACACGTTAAATACCGCCAAACGGACGCAGGTGATCAAAGGGTTGTTCGGCGATGATGCGGAAACGCTGCAGGTGATCAATATCCTGCGTCAGGGCATGGGCGCCTATCAGGACGCGCAGGCCAAGTTAGCGGAGCAAGCCTCATTACGCGAGCGCGTCGACGCCCAGTTGAAAACGCTGGGGAACAAATGGGACGCGGCGAGCGGCTCTTTCACCAACGCGATGGCCACCATCGGCGCGACGGTCGCGCCAGACCTGAAACGACTGGTCGACGGGCTGGGCGAACTGGCTGGAAAGTTGAACCAGTTTGCGCAGAAGCATCCGGCACTGACCGCCGGACTGTTTAAAGCGGCGGCGGGATTCGCCGTTGTCACCGGGGCCATCGGTGCCGTGATGCTGACCATCGCCGCCATTTTGGGGCCGATGGCTATGATGCGACTGAGTCTGTCGATGCTCGGCATCAAAGGCGTCAGCGCGGTGGGACTGATTGGCAGTGCGCTGAAAAACATGGGCGGCGCGGTGATGTGGCTGGGACGGCTGATGATGGCGAACCCGATCCTCGCGGTGATTGGGTTGATTGCGATGGGGGCGCTCTATCTCTGGCAGAACTGGGACACGCTCGGCCCCAAATTTAAAGCGCTGTGGGACGGCATCTGTCGCGTCGCGTCGATCGCCTGGAATGCAATTTGCCAGGCGGTCGGTGTCGCCTGGGACGTCATCAAATCGTATTTCATGAATTACACGCTGCCGGGTCTGGTCTATCAGCATTGGGACAGCATCAAAGCGGGTGCCGCAGAAGCCTGGGAGAAAATCAAAGCGGTGGTCGGGATGGCGTGGGAAGGGATCAAATCTTACTTCCTGAACTACACGCTGCCGGGACTGATTTATCAGAATTGGGATGCGATCAAAGCCGGGATCAGCGAAGCCTGGGACAGCATCAAGCGCATGCTGGGTGAGCGCTGGGACAGTTTATTGAATAGCGTCTTGTCGCTGCCGGCCCGCTTCAAAGAGGCCGGCGGGAAATTGATCGACGGACTGATGAACGGCATCAGTGAAAAATGGGACACGCTCAAGGCCAAGCTCTCGTCCATGACCGATTATCTGCCGAACTGGATGAAACCCGATTCGGCCACGCCAATGCCTTTACCTCCGACCCATCGCCCTCTACCGGTGTACAGCGACATTCCGATGTATGACACCGGCGGCCAAATCGGGTCCGGCCAACTGGGTATTGTCGGCGAGAACGGCCCGGAGATTGTCGCCGGTCCGGCGTCCGTGACCAGTCGACGGCGCACGGCCGCTTTAGCTGCGGCGGCGCTGACGTTGGGCACCACCGCCTCCCCGGCAACGGCTTATCCGCTGCATCCATTCAGCCTGTCGCCCGCAGCCCCCACGGCTACCACATCGCGCCAGTCTGCGTCGGTCATCACGCCGGTGACCGTCCATGCGCCGATCACCATCGTGCCGCAACCCGGCCAGAGCGCGACCGATATCGCCCGCGAAGTGGCGCGCCAGCTCGATGAACGCGAGCGACGCGCTCAGGCGAAAGCCCGTAGCAGTTACCGCGATCAGGGAGGACTCGAATCATGATGATGGTATTAGGCCTGTTTGTGTTCACGTTAAAGACCGTGCCTTATCAGGAACTGCAACGCCAGCGCGCCTGGCGTCATGTGACCAATAGCCGCATCGGCTATCGCCCGGTGACGCAGTATGTCGGCCCGGACAATGACACCATCACGTTACAGGGCGTGCTATTGCCGCAGGTGACCGGCGGTGCGCTGTCCCTGTGGGCGCTGGAGCAGATGGCCGAGACCGGAAAAGCCTGGGCGTTACTGGAGGGCAGCGGCACGATTTACGGCATGTATGTCATCGAAAGCCTGAACGAAACCCGCAGCCAGTTTTTTCAGGACGGCAAAGCCCGGCGTATCGAGTTCACCCTGACGTTAAAACGTGTGGATGAATCGCTGTCCGCGATGCTGGGCGACTTATCCACGTCATTGGGCGGCCTGAAAGACAGCGCGACACAGGCCATCGGCGGGCTGACGTCTGCCGTCAGCGGGGTGTTGTCATGACGGATTGGCTGACGGGCGCCGAGTCTACGCCGGATTACCGGCTGCGCCTGGGGAAAACCGACATTACGCCGGTACTGGAAAAGCGGCTGATCTCATTGACGCTCACCGACAACCGCGGCTTTGAGGCGGACCAGCTCGATCTGGAACTGGACGACGCGGACGGCCAGCTGGCGCTGCCCCGTCGCGGCGCTGAAATCACGCTATTTTTGGGCTGGAAAGGTGAAGCGTTAATCGGTAAAGGCACCTACGTGGTGGATGAAATTGAACACGGCGGCGTGCCTGACCGACTGACGCTCCGCGCCCGCAGCGCCGATTTTCGCCAGACGCTGAACATCAAACGCGAACGCTCCTGGCATCAGACCACGGTCGGGGCGATCGTCACGGATATCGCCAACCGCCACAAGCTGACCGCGGCGCTGGACGCGGCCACGGCCGCGCAGCCGGTTGACCACATCGACCAGACCAAAGAATCGGATTGCTCCTTCCTGATGCGTCTGGCGAAAGAGCACGGCGCCATCGCCGCAGTGAAAGACGGCCGCCTGCTGTTTCTGCGTCAGGGACAGGGAAAAACGGCCAGCGGCAAAGCGCTGCCGGCGGTGACGATCACCCGCGCCGCCGGCGACAGCCATCGCTTTTCGCTGGCTGACCGGGACGCATACACTGGTGTGGTCGCCAGTTGGCTACACACGCAGGAGCCGAAGAAAAGCCAGGAGACACAAGTCAAACGTCGGCACCGTAAAACCAGCAAGAAAAAAACGCCGGAGGCCAAACAGGGCGAATACCTAATCGGCACCGATGAAAACGTGCTGGTCCTGAGCCGCACCTACGCCAACAAGGCCAACGCCGAACGCGCGGCAAAAATGCACTGGGAGCGGCTGCAGCGCGGCGTCGCCTCATTCTCCATCACGCTAGCAAGAGGACGGGCCGAGCTGTACCCGGAACTGCCAGCGAAGGTCAGTGGCTTTAAGCAGGAAATCGACGCAGCGGAGTGGACGATCGCGACGGTGACGCACTCGCTCAGTGGGCAGGGGTTTACGACCGCGCTGGAGCTGGAGGTGAAAATTGATGATTTAGATATGAATTAGTAGTAAATTCACTAAAAGTGAATCTTTAATTCTGATGTGAGGTTTTTTATGATGAATTGCCCGAAATGTGGATGTTCGGCTCACACCAGGAGCAGTTTTCGGGTGTCAGAGCAGACAAAAGAGCGTTACTGTCAGTGCCAGAATATTAACTGTGGTGCGACCTTTGTTACTCATGAAACCGTTGTGCGATACATTGTGACCACAAATCAGGTTAATTTTGCTCCGCCACATCCTTCAAGTAGTGGTCAAGGACACATGAATTTTTAAGATGTGATTTTTGATATTGATGTGAATTAAGTGCCCCGTCCGGGCACTTTTTTATTGCCCAAAAAGGTCTCGTATCGATTTTTTATCGCCACTTCATCGCCATCTTTCTGCAAAAACAAAAAAGCCACTCTGGTTAAAGTGGCTTAATCTTATGATTTTAAATCTAAAATTTGGTGGCCCCTGTTGGGTTTGAACCAACGACCAAGCGATTATGAGTCGCCTGCTCTAACCACTGAGCTAAGGGGCCAGCGGGTGCTGATTATACGTTACCCTGTATGAATAGGTCTATAGACGGGCGGTCAGGTGGCGGTTTTATAAACAAAGCTAGCCTGTTGTTATTATTGCCGGAATTTGTCATAAACGTCCGAGATAACATTAAGAGGTCGAG